CCCAATAGTAGATGACAAGATGGTTCTGACTGAGGAGATGGTAACGCAATATAATGCAGCCGTTGAAACTTGGAAGACTGGACAACGCACTTACGAGGTATTTCACCAGTCTTTGAAAGATGAACCTGTTAAACTATCCAAAGAGGTCGCACGCACATTCCAATGCTCCAACATGAATTTGAGCCTGGGTTTGAGACAGTATTTTTTACCTATCTTGATCCCAATGATTCAAATGCCAGAAGTTTTCGAAATGGCGGTTGGATGCAATGCTGAAGGACCAGAGTGGGATGCGTTAATCAAGTCAATATCTAAGTTTGGTGAGGACCGTATTGTGGCTGGTGATTACAAGAATTATGATCAGAAGATGAGCAGCCAAGTGTTATCAGCGGCTTTTAGAATATATATTGACATTGCCCGCGAAATTGGGTACAAAGATGAGGATATTACAATTATGACAGTGTTGGCAACTGAGGTTTTATTCCCGGTTATACATATGAATGGTGACGTCTTTAAGATCTTTGGGTCGATGACCTCGGGGAACAGTCTGACTACGATAGGCAACTGCACGTGCAATTCCTTACTACACCGTATAGTGTTCTTCGGTTTGGCAAGGCGAATGCAGATTAAGGTCCCTATGTTCAAGAGTGTATGCTCATTAATGACATATGGTGATGATTGTGCTGATTCGGTGAGGCCAGGTTTTGATTGGTTCAACCATACTAACCGCCAAGATTTTTTCGCGGAATATGGTATAACCTACACCATGGCTGTCAAAGACAAGTCTTCTGTACCCTTCATAAACATTTGTGAATTATCTTTTTTAAAGCGAACTCCACGCTATGATGAGGAGCTAGATATGATTTTGGGCCCTCTAGATGAGACGTCCATTTTTAAGAGTCTCCAATTCATTACCAAATCACAATTGTCTCCAGAGGAAAGTGCCGCAGTCAATATGGATAATGCATTAGCAGCTTGGTTTTATCACGGTAGGGAGGTGTACGAAAAACGCAGCCTAGTAGCGTTTAGGATACTAGAGGAATTTGACTTGATCCCATATTCCAGGTGTTACGGGTTAACGTACAATGATTTTTTATGTACGTGGATCCAGAGATACAAAACGGGCATTTCGCCCATAGAGATCCACCCGAACCAACTTGGGTGTAAAGTTGAAGAATGGGCCGGAGACACAGATTACG